ATCATCTCTCACATTTGTTGCCGCAGGTAAAAGTAGAATAATAGAAAAAAAATTATATGGTGGTAACACATATAGTGGGGTAACATCCACGTCATTACCTGGCACCACATTAACTTGCTCAAAATACACGGTTGATGGTTTAGATTATTATGATTGTTCTGATGGTGTCACTTATATCACCGGAAAAGTTCCAAATCATATCATAAACGGAACAACCGGATTCACATCATATAACTCAAGCACTGACTTTGCGGTAGAATATGTGACAAATAAAATGTTAACCAGAAACGAGCATTTTTTAGGTTTTGTTTCTGAACCACAAGTTTATTCTGACATATTTGTCGAAAGAGGTAAGATGGGGGTTTCAGAATTTAATTTAAGATTAGGTGAAATTGATAATTTAGGTGAATTAGATATATACGGAAATGGTTTTTTCGTTGTAAAAAAACAATAAAATTATATTTATTAATAAAATACTATGGCAGTAGGAAGTTACGGAACAATAAGACCAGCAGATGTGTCACCAGAGGATGTAGAAATACTACTTCATTATGCTGCTGATAGAGGGGCGACAACCGATTCAACGATATCAAAGTTGGATTCGGCTACTATATTATCACCCTTGTATCATAATTCAAATACTACAGATGACACAAACGCACCAAATGTTGAAGTTTTGGGTGGTATGTATAATTTGAGATTAGAAAGTTCAGCTTTCTCTGAAATCGGAATATACACATTACATATAAGACCAAAACAAATTAGAACATCAATCACAGATTGTGGTGTTCTTGCTTCTTTACCGTCTGTTAGAGGGATTGTTATTGATTTAGGTAATCTTACTACAGAAGATAGATCAAAATTTATTCCTCAGGGATTAGTTGGATATAGAGTTGAATATATAAGTGTTAGCGATAATAAGAAAGTACCAAATTTTTATAAAATAGTTACATCTTCTTTTTATTGTGAACCAATAACAACAAATTTAACAAATACTACACAAAAATCTGTTAGATATAGATATTCAGATTCACCTACGAATTTGATGTTCTTAACTGTTACCCCTTCCTCTGCGCCAACTAATAAACCTAATACGGTTCCTTTTATTGGTCAACCTTTACAAAAGATTATTTTAACAAACAGTTACTTTAATCCAACGACTATTGAGGTTGAAATGGTTGAACATGATGCTTCAACACTTGCTCTTGCCCTTTATGGTAATCAAAGTAAGGCGGTATCTTCAGGTATCTATACCATTTATGATGGCGCTAATAACATTTATAAACAGTTTAACCTATATGAAGTTAAAGACGAATTTAATGAGACGTTATATGAAATTCGTGAAGGTAGGACTGATATAGACCAAACGTTAAACTTTGACGATATTACAGAATAATGGCAAAAAGAAAAGTTCCGAGTCAAGCAGCTAGTGGTTTTGAGACGTTTAGCGACAGTATTGTTGGAAGACAAATTACTGACGGTACTAGTCAATTGACTAATACGAACTTTGCGTTAGATAGGGTTGTGCCAGAGAAAGACTCTAAAAAATTCCAAACTGCGCCATTTTCAGACTTTATAACTCTTGAAAATCTTAAAATAGAAGAGGATGTACCTACAACAGTTGTACAATCTGATGGTAAGAAACGACCGGTAAGATTTAATACAAACAAAAAAGATGCATCTAAATCTTTATTTGGTTCTTTAAGAGAAAGAATTAGAGTTTCTATTGCTCGAATAATCAAAAATTTCCCGGGTGGTATTTTAATTGATAAAGACGCGCTTTCAGTTGTAACTGATAATACCGCAGAAAATATCACATACAACCCTACAACAAATAGAACAACATTTACGGTACAAACGGGTAGATTTTTTAACCCATTTGATATTGCTTTACTACAGCCTACTGCAAATGAAACAATAAATGCTGAAAATAAAATTAGAAACCTATTTTCTTCATATAAGAAATATATCATAATTGTTGATGGTAAAAACTATAATGTAAGCAATTACATAAAACCTGATAGTTTTAATCAAGTTACACTATCTGTTACCGGAAAACCTTTTACCGGTTCAACATATTCAGATAGTTTTATTTTAAGACCTAATGATAGTGTTGTTGAAGAGTTTTACTTAGGTTTAGATGATCTTGAACAAACGTTATTAAATAGAGATACATATCCGATATACCAAGCAGGATTTACTGTACCAAAAACAAGTCTAGATGAATCAAAAACAGAACTAGTTTCAGTATTAGTAAATTGGCCTACATCATCTGATGGATACAATATACAAATTACCGGATTAAAGTTTGATGAATATCTTACTCGATTAAATGACTTAGCGACAGAGATTGACAATTATAAATCTAATTTAGTAACAAGATTTTTAGTTGCACCACAGTTATTTGAATTCGATACTGAAGATCAAAAAATAGACAAAATATTCCAACTATATGGTCAAAGCTTTGATAAAGTAAAATCATATATTGATAATATTGCGTACATGAGAAATGTTACGTATGATTCAATAGATAACATCCCAGATGTTTTTCTTAAAAATCTAGCAAACACTCTTGGTTTAAACACAATTAATTTATTTGATCAAAAATCACTAGAAGAACAAATTTATAATGCATCTTCTGTGACATATGATGGTCAATCCATTGGTAAGAATTTAGTTGATGCTGAATTAGAATTCTATAGAAGACTTTTAGTTAACTTAGCTTTTATATATAAATCAAAAGGAACCAGAAGCAGTATTGAATTTTTCTTAAAGTTCATCGGTGCTCCGGAACCGATGGTTAAAATTGATGAATTTGTTTATAAAGTTAATAGTGCGTTACCATCATCTACATTAGATGATATTACAAACACCTTAAATAATATTCAAGTAAGTAATAGTGTAACTTTTAATAGTAGCACATACACATACACATTATCATCATTAACTGGTTTAACAACAAATAACCAGATAAGTGATTATCCTGTAAACGATATTTCTTTATTACCAAAATCCCCAACGACTAATCAGGAAAATATATTTTTCCAAATGGGATCTGGTTGGTCAAATGTATCATTAGATCATAGATCTTCTGATATCTTAGATACAGAATCATCAGTTATAACAGGTAGAACAAAAACATTATTAACAAAATCAAAACCATATTCATATGGTGAGGATTATTTTGATGTTTATAGAACACTTTCTGGTTTGGATTATGGTTTCACAATTAATAGTGAAATAGATAATGTACAGGGTCAAATATTAGAAGATGAAAATTTATCTAATTTAATTCTTAACAGAAAAAACATAAACGTATTTGTTTCGGCGGCTAATGCTATTAACTATGATATTTGGAGAAAATCCAGAGAATTAGAAGTTACTTTTGGTACTAATAGCCTTGAGCCACAAACTGGTTTTACGTTTGCAGAATATCTACAAAATACTTTTTCTAATCAAATCACTAATTCAAATTTAGTAAAGTATAAGAAAAATTATATCACACTAGAAGATGTATATCAAGATTATTTAAATCAATTAACAGCTTCTGGATACACAACATATGATATGATTTCAACATCTGATTTCGTTAATCAGATGAGTCCATATTGGTCTAGTGTGTTGGAACAAATAATTCCATCGACAACCTTATGGATGGGTGGAAATTTAATAGAGAATAATATTTTTGGTAGACCTAAGTTTTCATATAGAAAACCATGTAAACCATTAGAAGTTGTTGAAAATCTATATCCTAATTTTGAAACAGTTATTGAAGAAGATCTTGAAACCATACTTGGTGATCCAGATAACTTAAGAGGTTTAATAGAATTTAGTGGTGTGACATTTACGCTACACATTGATATTGATGGTGCTGATTATAGTGGAACAACTAAAGTTAATTTAACTGGTAGTACACTATTTGGTACAGGATTCACAGTAAATGAAAGTTGTACAACTTTAACATCCTCATCAAGTAAGATACCACTTGTATGTGAATATAAAAACTGGATTAATTTAGATTTAACGACAATCAAAACCTCTTGGAAGAGCGCAATAACTTCATTAGTTAACCAAATTAATCAAACAGAAACACAAAGTAGTGCTTTTAATACACCAACTTATGTTCCAACAACAGCAATCACTAGTGGATATACACAATTAATATCTCATGAATTTTTCACAGATAGTGATGGTATTGAGAAAGTTAAATTTATTGCACACACAAATTCTTCTGGTGAATGTTTAGTTAAAGATAATTTAGATTTCTATTTTGATGTTGATTACAAATATACAGAACCAAAATGTGATTTAGATTTACAGTTTGAAACGATTTGTCACACATATAGTGGTTATCCGACTTGTAAAGTTATTTCAGATATTATCATTACCGTTACTGGTGCAACAGTACAATCTGGAAATGATAATGGTTGGGGAATTTATGTACAAAGAAATTGTACACCTGGTAATAACATTTATAGTGGTTATAGTTCAATATATCCTGATGTAAATCTTTCACTAGTTCTTAATGAGAACTGTAAGTTTAGATTAACTAACGTAAGAGAAGATGATGTTATTGATTTAGTTTTTACCGATGCGGCTAACTGTGATAAAAAAGTAAAAATAGAAGGACTCTCACTTAGATATGTTGAATATCCAACTGAAAATCCAGATTATCCATTAATTGTTAATACTGGATATACATTAGTACCAAAAGTACAATATAGAAATAGTTTTAATTATGGTTTAAAACACAATACTAAAGTTTTAGTTGTTAGCGGTGCTACAATCAACGGTTCAACAACACCTGCAGATATTACAAATTATATATCCGCTGGGACTTTAGTTAGAAAGAACGTAAAAGACTTAGTTAACGGAAATATTGTATTAGGAGCAACATACTTAAGCTGTTCAACATTCCCATCAAGTATATTTGAATATGCAAATGAAAATAATGATTATTCATTTTCTTATGATTATTCAACATACACAATAAACGATATTGATTGTTTAGGGTCGGTTAAAAAAAGTACAATTACTGCTATGACAGTAAATGGTGCTCAAGTTGTTATTGAAGTTTTACCGACAACAAAATTAAGAGTTTACACAAATAAAGAAGTTGATGAAACACAATATAGAGTAACAAAAAGAGATGGTTATTTCTTTGATTCTAGATCTCCAGAATTTTTACAATTAAAACCGGAGAGTAAAGAAGAGCCTTGTTGTTATTATCCTTCTGATTATTACGATACTGGTGATTTTTTAATTACCGAAAAAGGTGAATTATTAGAGGTTGTTGCTGTTAATTTAGATTACTGTGAAAATAATTTATATTACAATATAAATGTTAATGGAACACAACCACAGAACTTAATTATTTTTAATGGTAATGATAGTGCACAAATATTAGCACAACATACCTATGATAAATTTAATAGATTAAATGAAAATATAAGTCAATTCTATACTGATCAAATATGTTGTACATCACCAGTTGAAGATCCTATTAGAAATTATACAACAGAATGTGGTGTGATTACACCGGCGGTTTCATGTGGAGACAGTTATCCAATATTTGTTCCAACACCAACACCGACTGTAACCCCAACCCCGACACCGACTGCCACAGCTACTTCGACACCTACAGCAACACCAACTGCAACATCTACAGCGACACCAACTGCAACATCGACAGCTACACCGACCCCTACATCTACAACTACTGTAACGCCGACACCTACACCTACTGTTACGGTAACACCAACCCCAACGTGTACATTTGATATTGACGTTATATTACCGACCCCAACACCAACAGGTACACCAACACCTACTTGCACTTTTGATATTGATGTAGCATTGGTTACACCAACCCCAACAGGCACACCAACGCCTACTTGTACTTTTGATATAGATATTATATTACCAACACCTACGCCAACTGGCACGCCAACACCAACATGTACGTTTGATATTGACATTATGTTGGCAACACCAACACCAACGGGAACACCAACACCAACATGTACATTTGATATAGATGTGGATGTAATCATCCCAACACCTACACCAACGGGTACACCAACACCGACATGTACATTTGATATAGATGTGGATGTGATCATTCCAACACCAACACCAACAGGTACACCTACACCAACGTGTACTTTTGATGTGGATGTGGAGGTAATTATACCTACCCCAACCCCAACAGGTACACCTACACCTACTTGTACTTTCGATATTGATGTTATATTACCAACTGCAACACCAACCGCAACATCAACCGCAACACCAACACCAACGGAAACTGTTACACCAACGCCTACCCCAACAGAAACTGTTACACCAATACCAACGGCAACCCCAACACCTACATGTACATTTGATGTTGAGGTAGATGTAATTATTCCTACCCCAACCCCAACAGGCACACCAACGCCAACATGTACATTTGATATAGACGTTGTGTTACCAACGCCAACACCAACGGCGACTAGTACACCTACGCCAACAGGTACAG